AACTTGTAACTCCTGGCGAAAAGAAACTGATTCTCTGATATGCAACTAGAACTTGATGATGCGGTTTACGCAGCTGATCAGTTCATTGATTACTTCTCAAATATGGGTCGTATTGATGAATATCTGCGTAACATTAAACTTGAAAGAATGGAACAAATGCCTTCATCCATTCTTGGGATTGGTCCCGAGGATGATATGTTTGATGCATTTGATATGCACCCACAGGACATGAACTTCAAAGTTTATCCTGCAGGAGAGAAGGGTGGATTTACAAATGAATATTTCAATGAGAGATTGCAGATTACTACTTCTCACGCGATTGAGGATAGTATTCCTGGCAAGTCTCTAAAGTGGATTGTGCAAGAAACTAATACACAGAAAATTGTAGGATTCTGTCGTTTCGGTTCACCTACGATTAATTCCAAACCTCGTAATGATTGGCTTGGACAAACTCCTGAGTTGTCTAGGTTTAATCGTCATGCAATTATGGGATTCATTATTGTCCCTACCCAACCTTTTGGATTTAATTATCTTGGAGGTAAACTCCTTGCACTTCTTTGTTGTTCTCATACTGCTCGTGAGACATTAAATAAGAAGTATGGATCAGACATTTGTTCGTTTGAGACAACTTCTCTTTATGGTTCCACTAAAGCCTCATCTCAGTATGACGGTTTGAAACCTTATATGAGGTACAAGGGTCTTACTCAAAGTGATTTTACACCTCTGCTCCATGATGAAATCTTTCAGGAGTTAAACAAATGGTTTATTCAGAGGAACAACAACCAATCTCTGGTGAAGGAGGACGCATCGAGTCGGAAACTCAAAACTCAACAAAAGATGATCTCAATAATCAAAAAAAGCTTACCTTCTCAAAAGGTTGTGGAGTTCCAGACTGCGATTGCAAATGCAAAAAATCTGACTGAACAGAAGAGATTTTATATTTCCGATTATGGATTTGAGAATGCTCGTGAAGTTATTCTCGGACAGGAAGAAGTATTGCGTCCAGGTCAAAACTATGACAAATTCCACTTTGATCATCTTGTGAACTGGTGGAAGAAAAAGGCTTCTAATCGTTATGAGAACCTGAAGTCTGAAGGTCGCCTTCGCACAGAACTGGAGACTTGGAATAAGAACCCTGAATCTATTGATATTATCCGATGAGTTACGAACTAAAAGATTACTTGAACTCCATCAACTTTAGTAAAGACTATTTGATGGATGACTCAGATCCTCAGTGGGAAAAGAAATATCCTGCGTTTGTCATCAACAAATGTATGTCAGGTCATATTGATACGATTATGTTTGCAAATGAGATGAACATGAATCATGGTCTGCCTTCAAAGTTGCAATATGATTTTTTACTAAATAGTGTCAGGAAACGGAAAAGATTTTCTCCGTGGCTTAAAAAAGAGAAGATTCAAGACCTTGATGCAGTCAAATCATACTATGGTTATAGTAATGAAAAGGCCCAACAAGCACTGAAAATTCTAACAAAAGACCAAATTAATTATATTAAATCTAAACTTGATGTTGGAGGCAAAAGATGAGTACCTTTGTTGAACCAGAAGTCAATTGGTCGCAAGACCAAATGGTGGAAGTGGTTCTGAATGAACCAGATGACTTCCTAAAAGTCCGTGAGACACTCACTCGTATCGGTGTTGCCTCGCGCAAGGAAAAGAAAATCTATCAGTCATGTCATATCCTGCATAAACAGGGTCGTTATTACATTGTTCACTTTAAAGAGTTGTTTGCTCTTGATGGCAAACATGCAAATCTAACAGTAAACGATGTTCAGAGACGCAATCGAATTATTAATCTAATTTCCGATTGGGGTTTGGTTACTATTGTAAAACCAGATTCGGTTACTGATGTAGCTCCTTTGAATCAAATTAAAGTCCTTTCTTATAAGGATAAGGGAGATTGGATTCTTGAGAGTAAGTATAATATTGGTAAGAAAAAGAAGGTAGAACCCTGATATTTTCGGTATACCCAACAAAAGAGGATCGGTTTTACACCCTTCCTCTTTTTTAATGTCTCGATATATAATAAGTGATGGGTTTGGTCATTCGACTACCCATACACTAAAGCGGAGTCTTAGGATCCGTAATTCAAACCAACAGACGCTTAAGGAGGTCTATTATGTTACTCGCAAAATACAACACGGGAAACATTGACAAATTTTTAAATGATATTGAAAAATATAGTATTGGTATGGATGAGTGGTTTCACCGTTTGGGAACGGTTCACGAAACAACTTCTAACTATCCGCCATACAATTTGATTAAGGAAAGTGAAACGGAGTTCCGTTTAGAGATCGCTCTTGCAGGATACAAAAAAGAAGATATTGAAGTTTTCACTGAATGGAATAAACTCTTCGTTGAAGCGAAGAAGGTGGAAACTTCTGATGTAGGGGAATATCTTCATAATGGTCTTGCAAAGAGGGCCTTTACGAGAACTTGGACACTATCTGACGATGTTAAAGTTTCTGATGTCAAGTTTGAAGATGGACTGCTCCATGTCAAACTAAATAGGATTATTCCTGAACATCAGAAACGTAAGGTGTATGAAATCCTTTAAGCAGTTCTTAGAACAAGTCGGAAGTATTAAACAGATTTCCTACCCTGCTGCCGTTAGGCATAAAATCTACAATCCGTTGACTGGAAAATCAAAGGTAGTCCCTGCAGGAAAAGCTGTGCCTAAGAATCCAGGCGGGGGTGGGAGTGGTAATTCCGCAGATGGTGATGGTGCCTAAATATCTTTGAATATCGTCGGCGCTTGGGGTGTGACTGGCAAAATCCAGTTGACATCCCCCTTTTTTTGTGTTATCCTAAATTTAAGTAAAGAAGAAAAAACAATGACTGTAAAACTAGCTCTATTAAAGTCTGGAGAACAAGTAATTTCAGACATAAAAGAATTGGTTGATGAAAACCAAAAAGTGATTTCTTTGGTATTTGAAAATCCATATGTCGTTCAATTTTTGACGGCTGAACTTCTCTATGAAGAAACTTCTAATGAAGGAACTGATCATAAAGTATCTTTTCATCCTTGGATTCCTCTTTCTAGTGACAAAACTATTCCAGTAAGTAATGATTGGGTTATTTCAATTGTTGAACCACTTGAGTGGATTAAAAGATCCTATGAAGATAGGATGAATCTGAGTACAGAGGGAGTTGTAAATCAAAATATTCCCGTAGCTCCAGAAAATGAAGAAGATTATGCAAATGTAGAAGTTCTTTCTGAAGAAACAAATGGATGATGTGCAAGTTATTGTTCTAGTTAGTGGAACAATTTTAATTTCAAGAATTACGGCAGTAGTATCTGAACTTGGAGAACCTGATTGTAAATTGGTAAATCCCTATCAAATTTTTGATAAAAAACTCACTCCATGGTTGTATGAGTTGACTGACTCGACTGATGCAATTATGATATCTTCTGATAAGATCTTGACTTTGGTTGATCCCAAAGAACAACTACTTAATGATTATTTGAACCTTACTCAATGAAATTTTATACAAATGTCTTTCTCCTTGGTAATGATATCCTTGTTCGGGGATATGAAAACGGAAAACATTTTACGGTAAAAGAAGAGTTTTATCCTACATTTTACGTTCCCTCAAAAAAGAAGAGTGAATATAAAACCCTGGATGGTCAGGCTGTGGAACCAATTCGCCCTGGAACAATTAGGGATTGTAGGGATTTTCTTGAGAAGTATTCTGGTGTAGATGGATTCCGTGTGTACGGAAATGATAGATTCATTTATCAGTATATTGCAGAGAAGTATCCAGAGGAAGAGATTAAGTTTGATATTAATAAAATCAAACTGGTTACGATTGACATTGAGGTTGCTGCTGAAGCTGGATTCCCTGATGTGTTTAATTGTGCCGAAGAACTTCTTCTGGTTACAGTTCAGGACTATAATACTAAACAGATTACTACATTTGGTTCTCGTCCTGCAAAGGTCACGCAGGAGAATGTAAATTACATTTATTGTAAGGATGAGTATGCTCTTATCGGTTCTTTCATGGATTGGTGGCAGAGTAACACTCCAGAAGTAATCACTGGCTGGAACTGTGAACTTTATGACCTTCCATATCTTGTGGGTCGTATTTCACGATTGATGGGGGAAAAGGCTGCAAAGAAACTTTCTCCTTGGAATATTGTTCGTGTTAATGAAGTCACAATCTCTGGCCGTAAACAACTTAGTGTTGATATTGCGGGTGTTTCTATCATTGATTATCTGGATCTTTACAAGAAATCCCCTGCAACTCCTAATCAGGAGAGTTACCGACTGGATCATATTGCTTTCATGGAGTTGAGTCAGAACAAGTTGGATCACTCGGAATACGATACTTTCCGAGACTTTTACTCTAATAATTGGCAAAAGTTTGTAGAGTATAACATTGTTGACGTAGAACTTGTAGACCGTCTTGAGGATAAACTTAAATTAATTGACCTTTGTTTCACTCGTGCATTTGACGCAAAGGTAAACTTCAACGATATTGCATATCAGGTTCGCACTTGGGACGCAATCATCTATAATTATCTACTCAAAAAGAAAATTGTGATCCCTCAAAAGGAACGCAATACTAAGAATGAGAAGTATGCTGGTGCATATGTTAAAGAACCGACTCCAGGAATGTATGAATGGGTTGTAAACTTTGACCTTAACTCTCTGTATCCGCATCTAATCATGCAATACAACATCTCACCAGAAACTCTTCTGGATACTCGTCATCCCAATGTCAATGTTGATAAGGTTCTAAAGAAAGAACTGACCTTTGAGATGTATAAGGACTATGCAGTTTGTGCCAATGGTGCAATGTATCGTAAAGATATTCGTGGGTTTCTTCCAGAACTCATGGAGAAGATGTACAACGAACGAGTTATCTTCAAGAAGAAGATGATTGAAGCGAAGAAAGCTTATGAGAAAACTCCAACTAAAGAGTTGGAAAAAGAGATTTCTCGATGTGATAATATTCAGATGGCTAAGAAGATCGCACTTAACTCCGCTTATGGTGCGATTGGTAATGAATACTTCCGTTATTATAAACTTGCAAATGCGGAAGCTATCACTCTGTCTGGACAAGTTGCAATTCAGTGGATTGAGGAAAAAATGAACTCTTATATGAATAAGGTTCTCAAAACTCAGGAGGTTGATTATGTCATTGCTATGGATACTGACTCCATTTATATTAATATGGGTCCTTTTGTTGACGCTGTATTCAAAGGGAGAGAGAAAACTACTGATGAAGTTGTCACTTTCCTTGATAAGGTCTGTTCGTTGGAACTTGAAAAGTATATTGAAAGTTCTTACCAAGAACTGGCCGACTACTTGAATGCATATGATCAGAAGATGTACATGAAACGCGAGAATATCGCGGAACGTGGTATCTGGACTGGTAAGAAACGATATATTCTTCGTGTATGGGACTCTGAAGGTGTTCGTTATGAGAAACCAAAACTGAAGATGATGGGTATTGAGGCCATCAAAACTTCAACTCCTGCACCTTGTCGCAAGATGATTAAAGATTCTATTGATATCATCATGACAAAAGGTGAGGATGATGTGATTGACTTCATTGAAAATTCTCGCAAAGAATTCAAATCACTGAAACCCGAAGAGATTGCATTCCCTCGCAGTGTTTCTGAGATCAATAAGTGGGTTTCTAGAACTCACATGTATAATAAAGGTGTACCATTTCATGTTAGGGGTGCAATTCTCTACAATCACTACACTAAGAAAGCTGGACTGGATAAAAAATATCCAGCGATTCAAAGTGGGGAAAAGATCAAGTTTCTTTATTTGAAAGTTCCTAATCCAATTCAGGAAAATGTCATGGCTTTTATTCAAGATTTTCCAAAGGAACTCGATTTGGATAAGTATATTGATTATGACACTCAGTTTAACAAGTCTTTTGTAGAACCAATGAAGATTATTCTTGATTCTATCGGATGGTCTGTGGAAAAATCAATCAGTTTAGATAGTTTCTTTTCATGAGTAAATATGTAGTTACTTGGGCTCAACCAGGTGAATTATCTCCTAAAAGAAATAAAAAATTTTTTGAGTCTCCTTCTACAGCTTATTGGTTTGCAAATGAACTCAAAAAGAGGTATAATTGGGTGATATGCACAGAGTCTAAAAATTTGGAGGAATGAATGGATCTGCCTATTAATGATGAAGAACTAAAAAAAATTATTAGTGCTCTTGGATTTGGTGGAGACGCTGCTCTATATCATAAACTTAAACTAGTTAAGGAACTTCGTGAACAAGGACTTCCTTACAAAAAAATTCTTCGTGAACAATACGGGATGGTAGCTTAATGGATTTTTTAAAAGATATTGTAAAAGAAATTGGTGGCGAGTATACACAACTTGCTTC